GTCGGAAATCATCCAAGAGGCCACTGGCTACCAAGAAACAGGTAGCTGGGAAGCCTGTCCGCGGACCCAGGTGTCATCGGTGCGGACAGCTCGGACATGTCGCTGCTAGGTGTCGCGAGAAGCAGAAAGAGTACCTACCCAAGTGCCATAGGTGTCAACGGACCGGGCATAAGGCTCAGGATTGCAAGGAAGTCGCAAGACAGGCTAAGGATAAGAAGAATAAACAGCCAGACTTAATTGCAGTTTCTGAAAGGGACTCCGCTGCGCAGGAGGCTGCTTCTGGGGATGTGATCAGGGAGCTGACACAGGAAGCAGAGGGAGAGAGCCGCAGAGCTGATGAGCTTCAGGAGAAACTCGAAGAGGCTGAGTGCCGTCTCGAGGAATTGGATCATGAAATTGATGAGGCGCGACAGAAGCTTTTGACAGAAGCACGCGCTAAGATTTCTAATCTTAACATCAGCTGGAAGGACAATCGTGGACCTGGGCATACGTTGCGTGGTATGCTCTCATCCTCGGCTGTCCCGGCGCTTGCAATGTATCTGGGGTTAAGAGCTAGGAAGACCGCTTCCACTCTATTGCCTGAGCAACCAAAAGGAATTGTTGCTTACGAGAAGAACATGGAGAGTTTGACTAAGAACTTCATGTCTGTCGTTCAGATGCTGTTGTTGCGTAAGCTAAGAGCCACTTTTTCAACATGGCTAGCTTCCGCGATCGCTGCTGCTGCAACAATAGCGGTAACAACACTCTACGATTGGTACAAGGGGAAAGAGACAGCTTTGATCGCGAAGCCTATCGAGTACACATACACATTCGTGAGATGGCAAGATGCGGACGAAATGGCCAAGGTGGATCTTAGGCCAGAGGCTGTTAAGCTTACAGACCTTAAATATGGTGAGCCAATGTATGCGGTAGTGAACTGTAGAGAAAGTCACATACCATTCTTCCCCAAGAATACTGAGATGATCGTTTCTGTTGAGGCGGTATCTCAAATTGCTCACCATTCCAACTTGTCGCCGACGCTGGACGACAAGGCATCAGCAGTGAAAATAGACAATGCTGGAGGCAAGTTGATGAGTGTCAATGTCGATCGTTTCGCCAATGTGGGAGATCAGAACATTGTTACCAACTCTGTAATGCTCGCATATGGTCTACGTAAAGCGCAAATGAGCAAACTCGAGGCAGTCCCTTTTCCTCGAGCCAGCAATATCGTAGGATAATGACCTATGGCTACCGGTACGGAGAGGTACCGACGCCTGCTCTTAAGGATGGCGTCAAAGATCGCACTTTCATCAAGGAAGGTGAGTGCGACACCTCACGACGGCCACCGGTAGCCGTTTCCTTGGGCCCTCACGTGCAGGGTGTGGCCCTTCCTCATCCGTGCCCTGCGGATAAGGATACGATGATTGCTGGCGCTATCAAGCGTTTTGCTGCCAAACCACCGGAACCAGATGAAGAACTACTACGTCAGTTTGAAGAGTATGTAGCTCGCTGGCTCACGAAGAACCTCGTTCCATTAGCTCCCGACGCCGACACGTCGGTGGAACGTTGGTTAAAACACTCAGGTTACCCCGAATGGAGGAAAGTGGACTTGCGCATGAAGTGGGCGCGGGTTGCATGCATTTGGGGCGACAAACGATACATGAAAGTAAAATCATTCATGAAAGATGAGGGATATGCTGCAGAAGAATATAAGCATGCCAGAGGGATAAATTCCCGCACCGACGAGTACAAATGTGCCGTCGGCCCCATCTTCAAGTTGATTGAGACTGAAGTTTTCAAACACCCAGCCTTCATTAAGAAGGTGCCCGTAGATCAACGAGCCTCCTATATTATGGAGCGGATCTATCGAGAAGGAGGGACTTATATAGCCACAGACTATACCTCCTTTGAGGCGCTGTTCACCAAGCGCCTCATGGCAGCGTGTGAATTTCAGTTGTATCGATATATGACACAGTACCTACCCGAGGCCAATGACTTTGATCGTCATTTGGAAGAAGTGTTGGGGGGTACCAACCACTGCTCCTTTAAGTTCTTTTCTCTCTGGGTTGAAGCAACCAGAATGTCCGGAGAGATGTGTACCTCACTTGGAAACGGCTTTTCCAATCTCATGCTGCTCAATTTCGCGTGCCATTCAATTGGTGCGGAGTGCCATGAGTGTGTCGAAGGTGACGACGGGGTTGCTCGGTGTGAGGGGGGGACCCCGACACCTGAGCTCTTCGAAAAACTCGGAATGAGGATCAAGCTCGAGAAACATCTGGATTTGTCTCGGGCCTCATTCTGTGGTCTCGTATTCGACATAGATGAGAGGAGAAACGTTACGGACCCTAGGAAGGTTTTGGCCTCGTTCGGTTGGACCGAACTCCGTTACGCAAAAGCCCGGAATAACAAGCTCCGCCAGTTGTTGCGCTGTAAATCGCTATCATTAGCATTTCAGTACCCTGGCTGCCCTATCATATCAGCATTGGCTAGATATGGTCTTCGTGTCACTCATGGAGTGACTGTGGGAACAAGGATCCTCGATCAAATGAGGTTCTATGAGCGTGAATTCCTGTTGTCTATGCTTGGACTAGAGGACTCCCCTGCGCACGGATTGCGCGGAGATTATGGAGTCCCGGATGTTCCGGTGGGACCTCGAACCCGCGTGTTGGTCGAGGAACTCTACGGCATCTCAATTGCCCAACAACTCCATTTGGAGAAGATGTTGGATGACAAGCACGACGCGTCCCCGATCGATTGTAGTTGCATCGAATTCCCTCGAATTTGGTACGACTACTTTGGATCGTACGCCCTTGGCGTCAGGGTAGACAATAACGAATTGTGCTACCCGGGCCATCTTTGGGATAAGATGGCTGGCTTCAGTAAAGAATGGTAAATCCGGCGGTTGGGGCAGTCCCCCGGCAGCCACTTATCCAGGTCTTCATCTGTGTACTGGG